GTGCATCGACAAATGTTTCTACAACTGGTGGAACTGGAACAGGTTTAACAGTCGATATTACAGTTTCTTCAGGTGAAGTTGCTACGATTACAATTAACACTCCTAGCACAGGTTACAAAGTTGGAGATGTAATTACAATAACTGGTGGTAATGGTGATGCCACATTTACAATTGACACTATTAGTAATCCAACAGGAATAACAACTGTTATTTTTACAGGAATTACATCGTCAGATGGTAATCCTTTCATATCAAATAATATTAATACAAATGAATTACCTAGAGGTGGTGTTCCTTTATCAATTGGTAATACGGTTAATGGTTTAGGATATGCTCCTTTGGTTGGTGCAGAAGTTAAACCTATCGTTGGATCTGGAGGTTCAATTGCTGAAATAGTTGGAGTTGCATATAGTTCTTCTGATTTAATAATTAGTGATGCTAGTTATTCAAATACAACTGGTATTATGACAATCACCACTCTAAATGAACATCCATTTAATGGATCTGGTGATTTTATTCTACTTGACAATATGGTATTTAATCCTGCTTTCCCAAGTGGATTTATAAGAAAAAATGAAATCGAAGTTGTTTCGATAGCAGCAACTAATATCTTTGCAGTATCAATTGGAAAAAGTTCGGTAGATAATCATTCTTATTCTTCAGGGGGAAATGCATATCCATATTATCCTAATCTAACGTTTGGTTCAGGATATAATGATATTGTCTCAATAGGAGTTACAGTTGTTGATTATGGGTATGAACATCGTTTCTTATCTGCAAATCCAAATGCAATAACGGTAGTTTCTGGAGGAACAGGTTCTAGAACTCCCACAGATGTATTATATAATCCTGTAACTGGAACTTTGACAATAACATGTAATAATCATGGATTAGATAGTAGTGTTGTATCAATTGCAGATAATAGCCTTTTCTTCTCTTGTTCAAAAGATGCCTTCAAGACAACTCACTCATATCCAAGACCGACAGACCCTGCATCAACAAGTAATTCACAATTAAACAATGGTCAGTTACCAGTGACGAAAATAAGTAATGATATCTTTAGTGTTAATGTTGGCACGAATGTGGGTAGTGGTGCAGATATATCTGCTGTAGCAGGAGTTGGTGGAACTGCTATATTCACTATTAATGGAAATGGAGGTTCTGGTTATAAAACTCCATACCTATTTGTTTCTGAACCATCTTATTCAAATCTTTCAATCAAAGGTATTTCTAGACTTGGAGTTGGTCCTACATCAGATACTGGAACTGATTTAAGAGTAACTGCATCTCTAAAACCTGCCACAGGGATTGGAAGTACTTTGTTTGAGGTGTCTGAGTATCAAATAATAAATCCAGGTTTTGGATTCAAAAAAGGAGATGTTGTAGAACCAGTTGGATTAGTAACCTTTGGTAAGTTAAGTCAATTGGAAGAAAGATCTAGATTGACAATTGATAAAACTTATACTGATAGTTTTGCAATGTGGCAGTTTGGTACATTTGAATATATTGATTCTATTAAAGATCTTCAAGATGGATCACGAAAGAGTTTTGATATAAAAGTTAATAATCAACTTGTTAGTGTAGAAGTAGATAATGACACTATTAATAAGAATGTTAATATTGAAAATCTGTTTCTTGTGACTGTAAATGGTATAATTCAAGAACCAGTAAAAGCATACACCATAGTTGGAGCAAATATTATTAGTTTTGCAGAGGCTCCACAAGGAAATTCAGATTCTGATAAAGATGATGGTGATGATATAAGTATTTTATTCTATAGAGGAACTGCAGCAGAAGATTCTCTTATCAACTTAGCACAAAAACTTATAATCGAAAAAGGTGATGATGTTCTAGTTAGAAGAGGTTTTAATGTTCCTGAACAAGAACAAAGAACAGTCTATAGTTTAAATACATCACAGACATTAGAAACAAATCCATATACTCAAGCAGGTATAAGTTCTGAAGTAAGTAGACCTTTGAATTTGATAAAGCAAAAAGAAGATAAGATGATAAATAAAGTTTTTGTTTCTAAAAAAAGATCAAGTATTGAACCCAGAATTACACCAGTTGCAAGAGTAATTTCTGATGTAGAAACATCATCTACAAGCTTTTTTGTAGATGATGCAGATTTATTCAATTATGAGGCAGTGAGTTCTCCTGACTTAAACTTCGAACTTGTAAATTCAGGTATTACAAATACTAGGGTTAAAGCGGAAGCAACTGCTACTGTTTCTGCAGCAGGAACTGTATCAGGATTTAGCACTTCTAATTTTGGTTCTGGTTATACAGTTGCACCTACTGTCAAATTGTCAGCACCACCAGTAATTGGTGTTGGAGTGGGTACAACAGCAACAGCAACAGCAACCATTGGTGCTGGTGGAACTATTACATCTATTGTTCCAAATAATCCAGGTTTAGGATATACCATAGCACCTCAAGTTTTAATTAGTAGTCCAGATAAATTATCTGAAATATCTGAACAAGTTACAACTGCAGCTGTGAATAGTCCATTAACTATAACACATAATTCTGGTTCTATAACAGGTATTGGAACAACCACTTACAATGGTAAATTGGGAATTGCTTTTACTTTCCAAAATTATGAAATAAACCCAGAAATTCTTTTAGATGTAGGAAATCCAATCTACATTTTTGATACACGATCTGGTAATGGAGTAATATCAATAGATCGAGACGGGAATGATTCACACGTAGTTGGAATTGGAACATCATTTGCAGATAACATTTACCAAATAGCAAGCATATCTGTTAATACGGGCACAAAATCAGGAATTATTACTTCATTAATTAAATCTGATACTGTGGTAACTAACATAGATTTACATGATGGATCAGGATCTAAGGATCAACCAGTTGGTAAATACTCAATTGGATTGGTAAATAATATTGTGAGAGGATCAAATCCAATATCAATTGGAGTTACTGGTTTAACTGTTGGACTAACTACAGCACTTGGAATATCAACATTCCCTATCCTAAAAAGAACTGGTGGTAGAGAAACATTTGAAGAATCTGGTGGAATTTCACCATCATGATAGTTAATTTTAAAATCTTGTATAAATATCTAAAAAACTAATAATATGCCAGCAGTAGTAACAGATCAATTTAGAATAACAAATGCAGGTAATTTTGTAGATTCCGTTTTAAATGAGAATAATTCATATTATGTGTTTTTAGGATTACCAAATCCTCAAGGAAAAAATAACGTTGCAGGATTTGGTAGGACAACTAATTGGAACTCAAACACGCCAGATCCTGTTGATAATTTGCAATATCTTAATCATTATAGAGATACTTCTTTATTTGGTAAAAAAATTAACTCCTCTAATATTAGAAGAGTGGTAAAAAAGCATACTTGGGTAGCAAATAAAAAGTATGATATGTACAGACATGATTATGCTCTTAGTGATGATCCTCAAAAAAATAATCCAACACCTAATGCAGGTGGTGGATTGTATAATACTAATTACTATGTTATCACATCAGAGTTTAAAGTTTATATATGTTTAGATAATGGAGGATTTGGAACTGGAAATGATGCTAAAGGAAATGGAAGTAAAGATGAACCAACATTTACTGACTTAGAACCATCAACTGCTGGAACGAGTAACGATGGATATGTTTGGAAATATTTATTTACAGTAGCACCAAGTGATGTTATAAAATTTGATTCGATAGAATATATTGTTTTACCTAATGATTGGTCTACATCAACTGAGTCTCAAATACAATCCGTAAGAGAAGCAGGTAATTCTGATATCAATAAAAATCAAATTAAAACAGTTTACATAAAAAATCAAGGAGATAATTATGGAAGTGATAAAACTTATTCATGTAGTATCGTTGGTGATGGAACTGGTGCCAGAGCTTTAGTAACCGTTACTGATAAAAAAATTACAGATGTTGTTGTGATATCTGGAGGATTTGGATATACCTTTGCACAAGTAAATTTGAGTAGTCTTCCATTTACAGGAACTGACAGTCAAAGAGCAAATTTAATACCCATAATCCCTCCTTCTAAAGGACATGGATTTGATATCTATACAGAATTAGGTGCAGATAAAGTTTTAGTTTATTCTCGATTTGATGATACCACAAAAGATTTCCCTACTGATACTCATTTTGCTCAAGTAGGAATAATTAAAAATCCAAATGGACAAGGCAATACAGGAATTATAACTGCATCACAATTTTCTTCAATGTCATCTATTAAATTTTCAACTGCTATATCTGCTCCTGCGGACGGTTTTGATGTTTTAATAGGTGATACTATATCTCAGAATCGTAATATTGATGATGTCGATGTTACTGCAAGGGGAACAATAGTTTCATACGATCCTGAGACTTTTGTATTGAAGTATATTCAAGATAGAAGTTTGAATTTAAATCCTGATACCAATGATACTACAGATTTTCAAAATATAAATCAAATAGGAGAAGTTGTATCTTTTGGATCAACGGAATCAATTGAATCCACTGGTAATTATCTTGGAGACAAATCACCAGACAGTAATTTTTCAGGGATTACAACTACTGTTAATAATAAACAAATAAATTTAGGTGTTAATTTTACAAGTGGTTTGGCTAGTCCTGAAATAAATAAAAAGACTGGTGAAATTATTTACATTGATAATCGTAAAGAAGTAACAAGGAACATCAGACAAAAAGAAGATGTTAAAATCATTCTGGAATTTTAAGAAAAATGACCCAAAAAATTAATTTAAATGCAAGTCCATATTATGATGACTATGATGGTTCAAAAAACTTTCATAAGGTTTTATACAAACCTGGATTTCCAGTGCAAGCAAGGGAATTAACATCCCAACAATCTATATTACAAAATCAAATAGAAAAATTTGGTGATCATATATTCAAAGATGGATCAGTAGTTATACCTGGCGGAACTGCATTTGATAATCAATTTAGTGCAGTCAAATTGAATTCTACTAATTTTAATATTGATATTTCTGTTTATATTCAAAATTTTCTAGGAAAAAAAATAACAGGTAGTGACTCTGGAATTAAAGCTATTGTTAAATATATTGCTCTTCCAGACGGAATTAATGTAAAAGATGTCACTTTGTATGTAAATTATTTGAGTGCTGATAACGATTCTCAATTTAACTCTTTTTCTGATGGTGAATCATTAAGTTCTGATGAGTCAGTAATTTATGGAAATACAACAATTAATGCCAATACACCTTTTGCATCTTTGATAGATACAGATGCGACTGCAATTGGATCCGCAGCTTTTATTTCTCAGGGAGTTTACTTTATAAGAGGATTTTTTGTAAATGTTTCAGATCAGACTTTAATATTAGATCACTATAACAATAATCCTTCATACAGAGTTGGATTACAAATAAATGAGTTAATAATAAATGCAAAAGAAGATGATAGTTTATATGATAATGCAAAAGGATTTACTAATTATGCTGCACCTGGTGCTGATAGACTTAAATTTGAATTAATTTTAAGTAAAAAAATATTAACCGATAAAAACGACACTGATTTTGTCGAACTCATGAGAATTGATGAGGGAAAAATTAAAGTAATAAATTCGAAAAGTGATTATAATAAAATTAGAGATTGGATTGCAGAAAGAACTTATGAAGAGTCTGGTGACTATAGTGTAGATCCATATAAAGTAGATTTATTCAATTCTTTAAATGATAGTCAAGGTAATGGTGGATTATTTTTTGAGAATGATACTACAGATCAAGGAAATGAACCATCTGATGATTTAATGTGTGTAAAAGTAAGTGCTGGTCAAGCATATGTAAGAGGATATAATGTAGAAAGCACAGGAACTACTATCATAGATGTTGATAAACCTCGTGATGTTGGTATTAGAACTGATGTTGGTATTGGATTTGAGATGGGTAATATCTTAAGAGTAAATAACGTCACAAAAGGTTCGATTGCACCAGGAACCACAATTACATTGAGAGATAATTTTTTAGATGTTTCTGGTAATCCAGTAGGTGAAAATATAGGTAGTGCAAGAGTATATGCGTTTAACTTAGAAGATGCACCCTACAGAGATGAAACTACATCTTGGGAATTAAGATTATTTGACATACAAACAAATACAAATTTAACTTTAAATCAATCTATAAGTAATACAGAATTACCAAAAGGTTCTTTTGTCAAGGGAAAGAGTAGTGGAGCAAGTGGTTTTGCTGTTGATTCTGGTGGTAATTCAACAATTATTAAATTAAATGAAACTTCAGGATCTTTTGCAAAAGGTGAGCAAATACAAATCAATGGTGTAGATTTTTCAAGAACTGTTGGTCTTGTAACGGCATATTCAACTCAAAGTATCAAATCTGTTGATGGTGGATCTAAATTTAGAGCAGATGCCATTTCAAATAGATTTAGATTACCAAATGGTGTAATTAATGTCATAATATCTAATAGTGGTCAAACAGCCACTGCAGTAGAGGGTGATTTTGGTCGTCTCAGACCAGGAGCTACTCTTGTATATATTAAACCAACAGGAGATTTTGCTTTTAACAGAGTTGTAGCTATAGATCCTAATCTTAACGCACTTACATTAGAAGCAACGACAAGTATTACTGGATTGCGTGATGGATCTCTATTAAATACAGCTGGCACTACAGTGCAAATGTTCGCTGCTGCACCACTTGTGACTGGTACAGGTAGATTATATGCTCCATTTGATATGCCAAATGCATCAAATGTAGACTTATCTGATTCAACAATAAAAATATCAGCTCAAAAAGTAGGTAAATCTGCTACATCAAATCAGTTAACTCTTACTACATCAGGTGATTTTTCTGAAATATCCGATATAGTATTTGATACTTTTGATCAGGAAAGATATTCTTTATTTGCTAATTCCACTGGAGCTCCTCAAACAGGATTAGGAAATAATACGTTTGTATACGGAGCTGGTGGTAGTCAGGTTACATTGACAAACGTAGCTCAAACATCTTTGGATGCTAATGTAACTCTTACAAAGACAAAGATAAGATCAAAGATAAAGGATTACACAAGAAGCAGAAAATTAATCATAGATAAATCAAGAAAATCAATATCGGGAGATGTAGCAGTTGGGACTGGTGTATCTGCCATTTCGGATGGTCTTACCTTTGATTCTAGATACGGACTAAGAGTTCAGGATGAAGAGATTTCATTAAATCTTCCTGATGTTGTTAAATTTTTAGCAGTTTACGAATCGACAAATACGTCTGCACCAACATTAGATAAATTAGTATTTCCAAGTTCTATCAATGTAAGTGATAATGTAATTAAGGGTGAAAATATTATATCAGATGATTTTCAAACAGTTGCAAGAGTTGTTGAAAAGAGTGTAAACACTGTAGAAATTGTTTATCTCACAGGAGGAACATTTAGTTCTGGTGATAATATTAAATTTGAAGAATCAAATATAGAATCAAGTATACAATCTATAGAAATTGGAAAATATAAGAATATTACAAATTCATTTACTTTAGATAAGGGGCAAAAAAATGAATTTTATGATTATTCAAGACTTGTAAGAAATAAAAATGTGCCTGAACCACGAGGTCAATTATTAGTAGTATTTGATTTTTATTCAGTTTCATCAGATGTTGGTGATGTATTTACTGTCAATAGTTATGATGAAGATAGATTTTCTACTGATATTCCAAGAATTGGTAGTAGTGCTATAAGAGCTTCTGATACTTTAGATTTTAGACCAAGGGTATCTGAATATATTGTTGCTACAGATACTGGATCACCCTTCCAGTTTTCTCAAAGAGATTTTAGTGGAACAGCAATTTTAAGATATTTAAAACCAAATGAATCTTCTATTCTTAGTTACGAACACTATCTAGCTAGAATAGATAAACTTTATATCAATAAATTTGGTAAATTTATATATGAGAAGGGTTTACCCTCTATGAATCCAAAACCACCAGTAAAGTCTGGTGAACTAATGGAATTAGCCACAATAGCATTACCACCTTACTTATATAATCCTCAAAATGCATCAATAGCATTAACTGATAATCGAAGATTTACCATGAGAGATATTGGTAATATTGATGATAGAGTTAAAAATTTAGAGGAAATTACTACTCTATCTTTATTAGAAACAAATGCTCAAACATTGCAAGTTTTAGATGAGGAAGGAAGAAATAGATTTAAAACAGGATTTTTTGTCGATTCATTTGAAAATTATAATTTTATAAATCGTAATTTATCATCAATTCAAATTAATCCAAATGCTGGAGAACTAATACCGTTTAGAAGTAGGGATACTCTTGCTTCACAAATAACACCAGCATCATCAATTGATATTTCCCAATTAGATTTTAATGATGATTTTGAATTATTTGACGCAAATATTAAAAAAACTGGTGATGTTATAACATTGAATTATGAAGAAGTTGAGTGGATAACACAACCTTATGCAACAAAAACTGGTGAAGTTAATGACACCATGAATGTCAACCCATATGAAATTCCTGTTTTTAGTGGAACTATTGATTTAGATCCTAGATCTGATGTTTGGACAAGAACAAGACAGATTGAACCAACAAGAACTATACGACAAGAAGGAACAAATGGAACAGTATCAAATGTTAATTTAGATGTTAATTTTGGATCTGCTGAAGATCCATTAACAGTTGACCGAGGACTTAGAGCAGTGGCAAATCCTGGAAGAGCAGGAAGCACAGTGCAAAGAACTATTTTCGAAGGTGAAATCACATCGCAGAATGTTATAAATCAAACCCTTCAATTTAGTAATGCCGATACTACTGTTCGAAATAATCTAGTATCTTCTGGCACTGAAGATTTTATGAGATCTCGAAATATATCATTTGTGTCTAGTGGATTTGCAGCTCATTTAAGATTATACTTATTCATTGATGGTCAAAGAATATTTGATGTAATTCCCAAATTATTGGAAATAGTTAAAGAACCAAATGGCACTGAAAATGGTTCAAACGGCACTTTTGAAGTTGGAGAAACTGTGACAGCTTATGATTTAGGTTCTGGTTCACAAATTATGACATTTAAATTATGCCGACCAGACCATAAATCAGGTAACATTTCAACTCCAACTGAAACATATTTAAAAAATCCATATACTAAAAGCACTGGATTATTAGATATACCCACTGTGTATACACCATCAATAGATATTTTAAACATTGATATAAAATCATTATCTGAAGAGGCACAAGGAGATTTTTCTGGATACTTAACAAAAAATGCAAAATTAATTGGAGGAACATCACAGGCGGAAGCATATGTAAAAGATTTAAAATTTATAACTGATGATTTTGGAGATTTACTTGGATCATCTTTTCTTCGTGATCCATTAGCACAACCAACACCAAGTGTTAGAATAGAAGCAGGTTCGAAAGACTTTAAGTTAACATCAAGTTCTACAAATGAAAATGTAGGTCCTGCTGAAAAATTTGGTGTTATTGCTGCTGAGACAAGATATGATGCCGTTGGAACATTCGAAGAATGGCAAGAAACACTTACTATTGAAAC